CAATAACTGCTTTGACTTAGGAGTTGCCGCAACTGTCACCTACAATGCCTCTGCACCTGATGACAACGTGGATTCTGCTGTCGCTCCGATACAGGCTGCTGACGGTATCGTTACAGGAATTGCTATGGCTCCTGCCTTCGGTTCTGCTCTCGGTGCAATGAAGACAACTGATTCAAATCTTCCGATCTATCCTGAATACCGCTTCGGTGCAAATCCCGGAACCTTCGGCGGAATGACAGCTGATATCAACAATACTGTCAGCTTCGGAAACAGCCCCGACAGAGCCATTGTCGGTGACTTTGCAAATGCCTTCCGCTGGGGCTATGCTGAGAACGTGACCTTCGAGATCATTCCCTACGGCGACCCTGACGGCCTCGGCGATCTTAAGCAGAAAAACCAGATCGTGCTGCGTTCTGAGGCTTTCATTGGCTGGGGAATACTTGACCCAAGCTCATTTGTGCGCATCGTTGCCGCTTCATGATCTACAGGAATAAGAAAACCGGCATAACTATCGACATTCCTTCGGAGCTTATCTCTCCTGACTGGGAAGAGATAACTCCGGAAAATGACGGTGAAAAGGAGAAGAAGAGAAATGAGCGGAACAGTGTACGCAAGCGCAAGTGACATAATCGCAAGAGGCAGAAATCTGACTGATGAGGAATGTCAGATCGCTGAAACACTGCTCTCCTCTGCTTCTGCTCAGCTGAGAGTTACTGCCCGGAGATACGGCAAAAACATCGACGCTATGATCGCTGACAAAGACACCGGTGAGGACTTTGCTTCGGTCGTTAAAGACACTGTTGTGCAGGCTGTAGTGCGTGCGCTGGATTCAGTCAGTGACGACAGATCAATGATCTCTCAGGGTTCAGAGACCAACGGCAGCTACAGCATTTCTATGACCTATCTCAATGCCGGTCAGTCGCTGTATTTTCTTAAGAGCGAGCTGCGTGACCTGGGTCTGCTGAATCAGACCTACGGCGCATTGGATATCTACGGAGGAAATAATGTTTACTAATTGCAAAGGTTTGACGATCTTCGAGAGAATCGAAATTAACAAAGCTCCTGCCTGGATAAAGCATGAAACAGGTGATGTATACTGGCAGCCGGCGCAGTCTCAGACTGACGGGAAAAACCGTCAGCCCGACAGAAGCATTTTCGTCAGCATACCTGAAAATTCAACTGACTATCTGCCAAAGATATCAGATAAGGCTGTTATCAGTGTGATAAATTCCGACGCTCCGCCTGTTGAAGCTCTGACGGTGATGTCAGTGAAAGACCTGCGTTTCGGTTCAAAAAAGGTCAGACATATTGAAATTATTTTAGGGTGATTTTATGCTGATTTTTAAGGGACTGTCTCTGGTTCCGGGCTCACGGGACAGAATGTTCAAAAAGGCTCAGGATATCGTTGATGAAGAGGTAATAAAAAGGCTTGAAGACTATACTCCTGCTGCGATGCCGGGTTTCAGAAACCGGGGGAAAATGAGCAGGTCTCATTCCGCTCAGTCTCCCGGAATCGTCATCAATACAGGGCCGAAAGCAAGACGTGAATACTACACTAACAAGGGTTTTGCCGGCGGCAGGTGTGGAGCTTTCTGGCTGGACAGACTGAAGGCTGACGAGAAAAAAGATATCATTAAATCAGTCATGGAGAATCTATAATGAGAAAAACTGTTGCAGAAGCTCTCCGGGAATATATTCTGCGTTTCCCGGAGCTTAAGGACGGCTGCCTGCTGATAGATATCCTTGGAAATGACCCGGTGGAATATACCATTGAGCCGGTTCCCTGTGATCCGGTTGTGAAGAAATATATTGACGGGAGCTGTATGAAGCAGTTCCTTTTTTTGTTCGCCAGCCGGGAATTTTTCAGCGAGGATATCGCCGTCAACCTCAGCAACCTTGACTTCTATGAGAATTTCGAGGACTGGATAAAACAGCAGAACGATGAAGGTGAGCTTCCCGATCTCGGCACCGGAAAAGAACCGGTCAGCATCGAAGTCCTGACACGGGGCTATGCCTTCGCAGCCGATACAAATACCGCAAGGTATCAGATACAATTACGTTTACTTTATGAGGAGGAATAATTAAATGCCAAAGATAGTTGAAAGACACAAGATACTCGCTTTTTACGGCGTGCCGGGGGAAAACGGCAATGTGACCTACACAAGAATGAAAAAGTTCACTCAGCTTCCCCACAGCAAAAATCCTATTGAGTACAGCCGCCAGTATGTTGACGAGCCTTTCCAGCAGACTGATGTTGTAGGCTTTGCACCGGCATATGACTACGCCTTCGACAAGCACACCGACCTGCCTGTTCAGGCTGATATGGTGAGTATTACAAACGGCGAAAAGCTGGGCGATGAAGCTGTCCGCACAATAATTCTGGTGGATACTACTCTTGCATCTGAATCAAGCGGTGCATTTTCAGGCAAAGCTTTTAAGCGTGACTACTCCGTTATCCCAAATGCTGAGGGCGACAATATCAACATTTACACCTATTCCGGCAGCCTCAAAGCCAGAGGTGAACAGTCTGAGGTCACTGTTTCAAGCTCCGATGACTGGCAGACCGTGACCATATCAGAGTAGGTGCCCGGAGCTGAGCTGGAAACGCCTGTCACTATGAAGCTTTCCGGTGTCACTCCAGAAAATGAAACAAAGCTGAACAAGGAGGTTAACTATGAACCCGAAATGGGAGATCAATGGTCAGATTCTTGAGCTTGACCTTGACAACGCTGACGTAATGGAACGTTATGAAAAGGCTTTTGATCTCATGGGCGAAGAGGAGAATAATATCCCCAGGGACGGCAGATTTTCTGATCAGATAAGAGCTTACTGCAAGCTGTTCCGGGATCTTTTTGACCGTATTTTCGGAGAGGGGGCTTCTGAGAAAATTTTCAGCGGCATTCCTTTAAGCATTTCAGCCTATGACGAGGTTTACATCAGCTTTCTTAATTTTGTGAAAGGGCAGATCACTGCCAGCCTCAAAGCTCAGACCGACCGGCTTGCGAAATACGTTCCGAAGGTAAATAAGAAAAAGTGATAAATGCTTTCTATGAGCCTTTCCCGGAGACAGTGACTGCTGACGGCAGAGAATACCCGATAATCACTGACTTCCGGGAATGGTTTCGTTTCGCAGATATGCTCGAAGACAAGGAGCTGTCTAAGAAAGAAAAGCTTCTGCTGATGACCGGTTGGCTTCTGAAAAAACCGGACAGGATCACAAGTGAACTTGTGGACGGTTTGTGCGGCTTCTACAGGGCAAAGGAACTGGAGCCTGATAAGCCGGAGGATATTGACGATGAAGAAAATGAACCTGTCGCTGCTCCGCCTGTCATAAGCTGGAAAATTGATGCAGGCTGCATAATTGGTGATTTTATGCGGTTTTACCGTATCGACCTGTTGACTGCTGAAATGCACTGGTGGAGATTCAGACTGCTGTTTTCAGCTCTGCCGGAGGATTCTCAGATCATGAAGCGCATTGCATACAGGAGCATTGACCCCGGTCAGATAAAGTCCGATACTGAACGCAAACGTATACTTCGTCTGAAACAGCTCTACGCACTGCCTTTTGAACTGGATGACGAGGATATAGGTTCAGTTTTTTTAAATTCATAATTCATAATTCATAATTCGTAATGCGGAACGAGGAGCGTGAAACGAAAATGGTATTTGACGGTACTCTGAAATTTGATACTGCAATAGATAAATCCGGTTTTCAGCTTGGACTTTCAGGCCTTGGAAATTTAGCTAAGACAGGTCTGGCGGCTATTGGTACCGCTGTTACAGCAGCAGCAGGTGCTATGACTGTCCTCGGAAAGGAAGCTCTGGACGCTTACGCTGATTATGAACAGCTTACAGGCGGAGTTGCTACTCTGTTCGGGGCACAGGATATGAGCCTTGAAGAATATGCGAAAAGTATAGGCAAAACTGTAGATTCAGCCCAAAGCGAATATGACAGGCTTCTGCAAGCACAGAACGATGTGCTTGAAAATGCTGCTGCTGCCTATAAAACTGCTGGAATGTCACAGAATGAATACATGGAAACTGTAACTTCTTTCTCTGCTGCACTTATCGCATCTCTTGAAGGAGATACTGTAAAAGCTGCTCAGACCGCAGATATGGCTATCATTGATATGGCGGACAATGCTAATAAAATGGGCAGCTCTATGGAGAATATCCAGAACGCATATCAGGGCTTTGCTAAGCAGAATTACACCATGCTTGACAATCTGAAGCTCGGCTATGGCGGTACAAAATCTGAAATGCAAAGACTCCTGTCCGATGCGGAGGCTATATCCGGCATTCATTACGATATTTCAAGCTATGCAGATGTTGTGGAAGCGATCCATGTTATCCAGACTGAAATGGGTATAACAGGAACTACAGCTAAGGAAGCCAGCGAGACAATAAGCGGCTCCCTTGCATCTTTAGGTGCCGCTTGGAAAAACGTTCTTGTTGGTATAGCTGATGATGAGCAGGATTTTGATAACCTTATAAATGAACTTGTTGACAGTGCCGCCACAGCAGCAGGAAATATTCTTCCAAGAGTTGAAATAATAATCGGCGGTCTGACAAAGCTTGTTTCTTCGATGAGCGGCATCATCTCAAAAGCTATAGTTGATCTTGTTTCATATATCCCTGATATGATAAGTGCCGGAGTATCACTGCTGACTGCTCTCCTTGACGGAATAACGGAAAATATTCCTGCACTTTCTGATACAGCTCTTAATATCGGATTACAAATAGCTGATGCCTTTTTCACTATTATTCCACAGGTGCTGACGGCAGGCATGGAGATCATCACCACTCTTGCACAGGGTCTTGCTCAGGCTGCTCCTGAGCTTTTAGATGCTGCTGCTAAGGGTATATCTCAGCTGATAGAAGGGCTGACCGGCTCTCTTCCCGATATCTTAAAGGCTGGACTTGATATAGTTTCAGCCCTTGCAGATTCCATAGCTGAGCATTTACCGGAGCTTGTCGGTGATGCGATAAATGCTCTGGATCTCATAGCTCAGGTGCTGATAGATAATATTCCGCAGCTTCTTGATGCGGCATTTGTAATAATGCAGGGGCTGGCAGATGCAGTTCTGGAAAACATTCCGCTGCTGCTCGATGTTGCAATTGAGCTTGTTGAGAGGATCACGGATTTTATTGCCGAAAATATACCGGTCATAATTGACGCTGCAATTCAGCTTATTGAGAGGATCGCAGATTCTCTTGCTGAAAATGTAACGCTGATAATAGATGCAGCTCTGGAAATAGTTGAGAAGCTGGCAGACTTTCTTGTTGAAAACGTGCCTGTGATACTTGCTGCGGCAATGAAGCTGTTCATGGCGATCGTAGATGCTCTGCCGGAAATTATCTCAGCACTGGCAAAGGAACTGCCTAAGATCTACGACACTGTAATGAAGCTGCTTCCTCAGCTGGTGCAGGCGGTCACTGATGCTTTGCCCATAATCATCAGCGCAATAACTGATGCACTGCCGGTGATCATCAGTGCAATAACAGATGCTATGCCGATGTTTTACACAGGAATGATAGATGCTCTGCTTTCACATCTTCCGGAGCTTGTTGAAGCAGCTGTGCAGCTGTTTTCGGCACTTGTGGACGCTTTGCCGGTAATACTTGAAGCTCTTCTTGAGCAGCTGCCGACGATTATCCAGGCTATCGTTGATACTCTTATTCAGGCAGCTCCGGTGCTTGCAGAGGCTTCTGTAACGCTGCTGATGGAGCTTATCAAGGCTATTCCTGAGATCAATGCAAAGCTGGCAGAAGGCATGGCTCAGCTCTGGCAAACCTTCACGGAATGGCTGAGTAAAACACTTTCCGAAGGCTGGGAAACTATCAAAGACTGGCTCTCTGATACTCTCAGCAATATCAGGCAGGGAGCTTCTGAGCTTGTCAGCGGTGCAATGGAATTTCTTGATGAGCTTCCGGGTAAGATCAGTGATATGCTGAGCAATGCTTTGAGCAATATCGCAGGGTGGTGCAGTGAAGCTCCGGAAAAGGCTAAGAACGCTGCAAGTCAGTTCCTTGAAAATATAAAGAGCTTTTTCAGTGAACTGCCGGGGAAGATATGGGACTTTCTTGACAAGGCTCTGAACAAGGTCATCGACTGGGCTAAGAGCCTGAAAGAAAAAGGTAAAAACGCTGCTAAAGATCTGACAGATTCAGTTGTGAACGGTATCACCTCACTGCCGTCCAAGCTGGCTGAGGCTGGCAAAAACCTCGTTCAGGGACTGTGGAACGGTATCACAGGTGCAGGGCAGTGGCTGAAAGATAAAATATCCGACTTTGGCAAAAGCATTATAAACGGCTTCAAATCAGCCTTTGGTATCGCTTCACCGTCTAAGCTCATGCGTGATGAGGTGGGTAAATATATAGCTCAGGGTATAGGTGTCGGCTTCACTGAGGAAATACCGGAAATCGGCAGAAATGCAGCCGCAGCCTTTGAGCAGATAAAGCTTTCTGCACCTGAGCTTGAAATTCCTGAATTTAATATCCCAAAGCCTGAACTGCCGGAACTTGTGCTTTCTGTTCCTGATATTCCGGATATTACTGTTCATGCTGATATGCCTGAGCTTGAAACTGATGACGATATCCTGCCGCATAAGCCAACGATCGACAGCTCTGCATTCTCAGCTCTGAGCGCTCGGTCTGTGGATTTTAACAGCTCATTTGCAGCACCTGCCGCAGCCTCTGAGGTCGTTAACAGCAGCATCACCTATAACAATATCCCTGAAAGCAGAACTGCCGCAGACAGCTCTCAGGAGATTGTTATAAATGCACGCTTCGTTGTAGGTGAAGAGGTCGTTGCCGAGGGCGTGAAAACCATTATCGCTGACGAGATCGACAGGCAGCAGGGCATTGATATCCAGCTGAAACAAAGGGGGCTTACTACATGATAAAAGGCATTTTTGTGAACGGCAGACACACCCGTGACTTCGGTCTGCGTATGCTGAAACGTTCCATCGGTTCTGCTCAGAAGGACGACTATACTGAGCGTGTTCCGTATTCAAATGTTACCTATGATTTCAGCGGACTGTACGGTTCTCATAGCTATGATGAGCGCACGCTGACCTATCGTTTTGAGCTTATAGAAAGGCACATCGGCAAGGCTGAGGACGTGCTTGTAAGTATTTTAAACTGGCTGCACTGGTCTGACCGGGTAAGCCTGTATGATGATATGCTGTCCGGTTATTATTTCGAGGTAAGAGAGCCGTCAGTGAGCTTCAATGAAAATCACGGAATATATACTTTTGATATGGTTTTCAGAGCTGCACCGGCTATGAAGCCCCGTCCTCACAAGCGGCGGTATAATGTTTCAACTGTGCGGTTCCCGGATATAGGCGGCGACGGCATAGTCGATGCTTCTGATGCGTCTGCAATTTTCAGTGCTTATTCCCGGATAAGCACCGGTCAGGATTCAGGTCTTACACCAGAACAGGAGCTGCTGGCTGATGCGGATATGGACGGCTTTATCACCGCTGCTGATGCTTCACTGGTCATGAGGTTTTATTCCGAGATCTCTGCCGGCGGCAAATATGAGAATTCAGTTTCAGGCTGGGCAGAATTTTTAAACGACGTTTTAGGCGGCAATGAGGAGGTATACTGATGTACAGAATAACAGCTGTAAACGGCAATGCAAGGACGGTTATCCACGAGCCTGATCCTGACAGCAGTGTCCGGCTTGCTTCTGGTCAGTTTGCAGAAGAGGTCAATCAGATATCGTCCTTTGAATTTTCAATACTGCCTGACAATCCGGTTTTCAGCGAAGGACTAAGCGACCGGAAAACGGTCATCGAGGTGCTGAACACTCTGACTGATGAGATCGAGTTTGAAGGTCCGCTGCTGCGCTCCGGCGAAAAAATGACTGCTGCCGGAAAGGTTTACAAGTCCTGCATCTGTGAGGGCTGTCTCGGTTATCTCTGTGACAGCGTTCAGCCTTATCACCACTATGAAAGCAGCACGGTCACAGAGTTTCTCAGCGCACTCCTTGAAAATCACAATGCTCAGACTTCTGAGGAAAAACATATTTATCTTGGCAGCTGTGATTTTTCAGGTGACAATACAAACAGCAAAACAACTGCCTACAGAAATACTCTCGAAGAGATCAAGGTCAATCTGATCGACCGCATCGGCGGCGAGATCCGTATCCGAAAGGTTGACGGCAGACTGGTTCTTGACTTCCTTACCCGGTACGGCATCAATTCCGGCACAACTATTGAGCTGGCAAAAAATATCCAGTCTCTCGAAGCTTCTACAGATCCTTCAAACGTCATCACACGTCTAATACCTTTAGGATATCAGCCTGACCCCGGCGAAAGTGCTGAAAGACTGGATATATCCTCTGTCAATGAAGGCAAGCTTTACATTGACGATGAAGCTGCTGCTGCAAAATACGGGATCATAGTTGGAACCGCTGTTTTTGATGATATCACTCTTCCGGAAAACCTCCTGGCTGCCGGAAAAAAATATCTCCTGAACAATAACCGTGTCAAAAAAGCTTATGCCGGTCAGGTGCTTGATCTATCAGTCCTTGACCCTTCGGAACAGAGCTTAAGAGCCGGAAATACTTATCATTTCAGGAATTCTCTGATCGGACTTGACGAAGACCTGCGGCTTATGAAGCGTACCGTTGATATTTATAAACCCTATAAGCCTACAGTCGAGATCGGTGACAGAGCTGAGCGTATTACTGATGTTTCTGTCAGAACTGCTAAGCTCATTGAGTACGAAATGCCAAAGCAAAAACAGGATATCCTTGCTTCAGCTAAAGCTACTGCAACTGATCTTATAAAAGCCGGTATCAATGGATATGTCGTTGTCAATGAAAACGAGATCTGCATAATGGATACCCCTGACAAATCGACCGCATCAAAGGTCTGGCGGTGGAATTCAGGAGGCTTCGGCTATTCAAATACCGGCTACAACGGTACCTACGGCACAGCTATGACTATGAACGGCGCTATTGTCGCTGACTTCATCACAGCCGGTGTTCTGCGAGGTCTGGAGATCATCAACGGCAGCGGCACCTTCCATGTTGATACTGACGGGAATGTATCTGCTTCGAGCATGAGCATTAATAACGGCAGCGGTACGTTCAGAGTGCTTCCGAATGGAACTGTCAAGGCTCAGGCGATCGAGATCACCGGCGGTAAAATCAATATGACGACTGATTCTGAAAACTACGATGCCATAACCCTGCACTGTAAAGAATGGACAGCTCAGCTTACTCCTTTGCAGCTGATGCTGACTAATAGCAGCATTGATAAAAAGGTTGTTATCCAGGCTGGCGCTATATATTTTTATGACAGTATTTCAGCAAGCGAATCGGTCTGCTCCGTCAGCTCTTCGACCGGTGATATATTTTCTAAGGGTACTGTTTATGCCGGGGGAGCTGTTCATGCAGACGGAAATATTTCTTCAAGCGGCGATGTTTCAGCAAGCGGAAATGTTTATGCTGATGCACTTAGATTCAACTGGAACGGTAATACTTATGACACTGGTACTCTTATAAGCGCACTATGGAATGAAGTCTTTGGAGGTGGTATGTAAATGCTCAGATTCTATGATAAAATGCCGGATATGGAGTGTATTTCCGGTGACACGCTTCCGGCCTTCACTGTTGAGGTCGAGGCTGACAGCCTGGAAAACTGCCGTATGCAGCTGATAGCTTCACGTTTTACCGACCCTTCTTCAGCGGTTTTCACAAAGGAATGCACCGCCGTGAAAAATGGCTTTGCCGTAACTCTCACCAGCAATGATACAGCTTTGTCCGAAGGAACTTATCTTCTGCATTTCAGGTTCATCGGTGCAGACGGTCTCAGCCGCCGGAAGCTTGCCGGTAAGCTGTATATAGTTTCAGCTGCGAAAGGAGCAGTTTAAATGAACTTTGCATTTACTATTGAAAATGATATGAGATTCAGCATAAATGTCGGCTATGTTCAGCCTGAGCAGGACGGCAATGTGCCAGCTGTAAACAGTAAAATTATTATTGAACCTCTCTTTGCAGAGGTGGTCGATTTTCAGGAGGAGGAAGAAGAATGATAAAAAGCAAAACAGTTTTTACCGGGGCAGCATGGGGCAGCGGCCTTGAAACTGAGGTTTTAGAATGGCTCCAGCAAAACAGTACCGCACTCTTTGACAGCGTTACTGAGAGCGGCAACTATATCTACTGCACTATCGAAGACAAAAACGTTATCCAAATACCTAAATCTACTGGCAAGATAGATATGCCTCAGTTTGGCAGCAATGTGGGCACGGAAGGCTTCGTCTTTACACACGGCTATGTACTTGACAATGGTTTGCTCCTGATCAATCAATCAACTGAGACCAATTCCAAAGGCAAATTTGTTTACTTCGGTAAATCGAGTGCAGGAAATACCTGTCTTATTGCTATGGATAGACCGTCTCAAAGCGCTGTAGGCTATTCTCCGGGACTTTGGGCTGCTGACCTTGCAGCAAGCAGTACATACTCTTATTGGTGTGCTGTTAATTCTAATGTTTACAATCTGTCTGATGCTATCAAATTTGTAAATCAGGCTTCTATGAATGTTCTTACTCCAATTGTTATGCCTAATGAGATTTACTGTCCGGACGCCTTTATCCTGACTTACACCGAATATCGGGGCATTATTGGCAGATTCAGCATAGACGGTGAAGAGTATTTCAGCAATGGCTACTGCGTTTTTAAGTGAGGTGAAATTATGAACAGAATCCGTTCACTGATAACTGCCAGCTTCGTTCAGGAGGATAACCGCAATCTCATCAGAGCTGAGATCGAGTGCGATACCGCCGCTGATCTTCCGGGCATTGATGATTACCCCGGCAAAAGGCTATCAATGGGATCAGTCGCCTGGGATATCAGCACAGGAGATTTTTACGGTCTGAACAGCTCCGGAGAGTGGATCAATCAGACTACCGGCAAAGTCCATGATAAGGAGGAGGTTTCAAATGTCGAGCCTGTATGAAATGCTTAAGGCTGCCAGGGCTTCCGCTGTCCCGGCTGGTGAAGCCGAAGACGGCGTCGCACGGAATATGATAACTGACCATAAGGCTAATAGGAGTAATCCGCATAAGGTAACTAAGGCTCAGGTCGGTCTTTCAAATGTTGATAATACTGCCGATATTGATAAGCCTGTTTCTGCGGCAGTTCAATCGGCGCTCAACTCTGCCATAGCTGCTGAATCCGAAGCAAGAGAAGCTGCCGACGACAGTAAACAGAACGCTCTCACCACAGAACAGCTCGCAGCTGTAAACAGTGGGATTACTTCAACAGATGTCACACAAATCGAAACTAATAAAAACAATATATCATTGCTTTATGAAAAAATCGAATCTGAATTGCACGCACTCTTACCTAACATCGCATCATCGACCACAATACGAGATTATGTGGATTCGCTATCAAGGGGTGTGTATACGGCGTTCATTGCGAATGTATCAAACCCTTCTGACAGTCCTATAAATGCTAACTGTTTTGTTAATATTTATGTATATAGTGCAACCACTGCGGCTGTGGAACTGATTCCTATAGCATCCAACGAATTGTCGCAAACATATACAATGCGGAAAGCATCAGGCACATGGCGTGAGTGGTACATGGTTGAAGGCACTCCGGTCACTACATCCACTGAAAATCAGCAATAAGGCGGTGACGTAATGCAGTATATTATTATGATATCTATCATTCTCGGTCTGGCTTTAGCTGACTTCGCCACTGGCATAATCAAAGGCTATGTCACCAATCAGCTCAACAGCACTAAAATGCGCCGTGGCGGTGTTAACAAGCTGGGAGAGCTTATCGTTATGGCTACCGCCTGCGGCCTTGAAATTGGTATTCGTATGCTGGGCAGCTACTATGAAAGCGATGTTCTTGCCAGTGTGACCGGTGCTGTCACGGCAATCGCTGTTTTCATCTACATTGTCATCATGGAGCTTATCTCAATTCTTGAAAATTACGCTGAGATCAACACCGAGGCTTCATGGGTAAAAAGTATCGTTAAAAAGCTGAAAAATGTCAGCAGAGAGGAAGATAATAATGAGCGTAAAGACCTATAGCTACTCCGACAATTCACAGCTCACTGAACATTTCAGTGTCCGGGAATTCCGCTGCAAATGCGGCAAATCTCACAGCATTCTCATAAATACTGATCTCGCCGAAAAGCTTGAAAAGCTTCATAAGGCTCTCAGCTGCAAATACATAATCATCAACAGCGGTCATCGCTGCTCAGCTCATGACAAGGCTGTCGGCGGCAGCGGCTCCGGTCAGCACGTTAACGGCAACGCTGCGGATATAGTCTGCTATGATAAAAACGGCAAAGCCATAAGCTCTAAGATCGTAAGCTGTGCCGCTCAGGATATCGGCTTCTGTGGTATCGCCAACATCGACAGCTCTTACACTGCAACTCATGTTGATGTCCGTACCGTCTCAAAATGGCTGGGTGACGAAACTGTTACAACTGCTTACAGTGTCTGCTCCGATTTCTACAGCTACTACAAGCTCTCAAAAGCTGACGTTTACGGCTCATCAAAGCACCGCCTGAAAGTCTACATTGACGATAAGCTCATCGACGATCACGAGTTCAGCGGTCTGATCGACTGAGAAATGAAAATACCACATTAAGCAAGTCCCCCCACCTATTTTAGGTGGGGGGTAATTCTTATGAATCATCATCATCGCTGATCCATTCCGCAATTGCTGCTATGAACAGTGAATTCGACGGGCTGTCTTCTTCACTCTGCAAGGTGTTTCCGAAAATCTCTTCTGTAAGCTTTTTATCCCTTCGATGCCAGCCACTCTTGATCGCATTCCTCGCAGCCTTCTCAACTGCGTCCGGTGTTGTTTTGTACTCCTCAGCCAGTTTTGGATAGATCAGCTTCTTTAGATTCGTCACCGATAGAGGATCCTTCAGGCAAAATTCAATTCCTCGTTTGATGTACTGAAATCCCTTGACATTTGGTTGACTTCCGAGCTTCATCAGAAGTTCGGATATTTTTTTGATTCTCTTGGTACTCATTTGATCAACTCTCCTTTGTTCATCATTTTAAGTACCTAAATACATTGCCTTCTTAACTGATTTTTGTGTCCATTTTCGTGTCCACTTTTATTAGTTTTTCTTAATTTTTACAATAAAATTTTAGTTTAGCTTAAAAATATCAAAAAAGAAAAACCGCTGTACTATGGGATCTGTTTTGATTTTCCCAAAATACAGCGGTTTGTTGTTTGGTGGAGGCGAGGGGAATTGAACCCCTGCAAATCATCAAACAACAGGCTGTATTTAGGTGCTTGATTCATTTTGTGTCCATTTTTGTGTCCAAATAATCAATAATTTTTTGGAAATAATTATCTACAAGTGTATCTACAGCCTGACGTTCTTTAGTGAAAGTATGCTGATAGACTGACTTCATTATATGTGGGCTGCTCCAGCCACCACGTTCCATGGCATACTTATCAGGCACTCCGAGTGCGAGCATAGTCGAGGCATTAAGATGACGCAGATCATGAAAGGTCATGTGATCTATACCACTTCGAGCCAGCAAGCGTGAAAACCGCTTATAAATAGCTTGGCCGCTTAGAATGGTAAAATAATCCTGATCCTCTGGAAGCTGAGATACAAGGCTCATCAAATACGGTGAAAGACGTATCTGACGAGTACTATCGAAGGTTTTGGTTTGATGTTTTGCTATATGCTGACCGCCGACGGTGACGATAGTATCATGGATAGTTAGAACATCACCGCATAAATCTGATTTTTTCAAGCCTCTGATCTCAGACATTCGCAAGCCTTCCCAAATAGCCAGAAGGCACGGCAATTCAATATCAGATCCAATAACAGCAGCTATAACTGTTTCAGTAGAAGGCAGCTGCTTTATTTTTTTCTGTATTGGCGGCAGCGTTGTATGAAGATTGATTTCCGGGGCATAGACGTTCAGAACGGAAACAAGAAGTCCATGAGCATTGCGGACGGTTTTCGGAGACTTAGTCAGAGAGAGCTGATTAATATGTTTTTGAACGTCCAGTGGAGTTAGTTTGCAGAGAGGTACATGGCAAAGCTCATTGAGACAGTTCTTCTTACTTCTTCGGTACCCGTCAATCGTAGAAGGGCTGAGGATATTTTCCTTGCTTGCGATATAATCGTCAATACACTCACCGACGGTTTTTCTTTCGGAGCTGCTGCGTTTGCCGCCCAGCCATTCAAGAGCAGCAAGCTCAGCTTCTCTTTTTGTCGGAGCTGTGAAGGATTTGCGCTCTTTGGTCTCCGGATCAGTGACACGAACACGATAGTTTCCAGACGGCAGTTTCTGAGCTTTTGCCATAATATAACCCCTTTACTTGACATTTTGCGGAGGATATGCTATAATTGAACTGTGCGGTTCAGGTAGAGATATTCTCCGCTTGAATTATGATCCCCTGCGGTGCGCCAACACCGAGGGGGATTTTTTATTATGTGTCTCAGAGCGTTCAGAATGCGTTCTGAGACATTTTTTTAGGATCACCCCCGCCTGTGCGGGGAATGGGTTATTCCGGCAT